ATGCTAGGTCACTATATCTCGAAAAGTGACTTGAAGATCTTCACGGTCAGCAGCAATGCTGTGACGCAAGCTATTTAGTTTAGGCGCGTCATAAAATAAGCCTAGAGTTGGGGAATGCACTAATGTAAGCTTCCCCATGAAAACCCCATACATTGCTACACAACAACAACAAATTGATACAACACCCAAAGATACATCTCGTGATATTGATATTGAAAGTGATATGCAGGCAGAGGTACCTTCTACCCCTATGCCCTCGAATTTGGTTGAGAATACTAACGATAATGTTGCACAGCATAACCTGAAGGATATGTTGGAAAGATTTGTTTTGGTGGATACCTTCAAGTGGTCATCTAGTGACTCACTGATCCCCATGCATCTTGATCCAAGCAACTACGTTGCTGGAGCACCAAGTTACCTTAAACAGTACTTGTTGCCCCAGGCAATTCTTGATAACAGCGAACTACATCGCCAGAAACTGAACAACTTTATGTTGCTCAACGCTGATGTAGAGATAGAAGTGAAAGCTAACTCAACACCTTTTCAACAGGGTGCTTTGCTGAAAGTTTTCTTCCCAAAATCGCTCGCTACAACCAAGTTCAGAGCACAAGGAAATGAATTCCTCGCTGCTGTGACAACAACACCACACAGAGTTTTGCATTTGGAAGAAGGAAATTCTATGAAGCTCACAATTCCATATGCAAATATTCTAGACATGATTGACTTAACGGACACGAACAACACATATGGTGTGTTGAATATCTATGCACTGGCACCTTTGGCTGCGTCTGAATCCCCCACTGAAGTTGATGTTTCTGTGCGTATGCGCTTTGTAAACCTTAACGTGAGTGTGGCTACAGACCGGTCGATAATGTCCCAAGCTAAATATCTTAACTTGGAAAAGCAGAGAATTGACACACTGTTGAATACACCTGGACCTACTCGTATCCCTGGACTTGTTGCTCAATCCTCCGAGGGTGAATCCGAAGGACCTGTGACTCGCATTGCGAATGCCATAGGAACCATAGGTGAAACTCTTGCGGG